AAGTATCTACCTTTAGCATTTGCAAATTCCATATATCCAGCAGTTCCTTTGCGGTTGCCTTCGCCTTCTTGGACTCCTTTGATAATAAACTCTGCATCCATAAACTCTTTTCTTTTAAGAAGATGCTTGCTTCGTTTGTTTTCGTAAGGTCTATTTAGTCTAACCATTTGACCTTCATAACCATTCTCCATATACATCTCATAAGATTCAGTAAGTTCTTTTTCACTATTTACTTTGAGAGTAGTTACAATAACGATACTTGTATATTTTCTTTTAGTAAGAGCATTAGAAACTAATTCATATCTCTCATAGAATAAATCACCTTGATTTAACATTCCAATTTTAGGTGCATCATAAACCCAATACTGAATACTATCTGCACTTTCCTCTAATTCTTTATCAGTAGGTTTAGTTCTCTTTACCAAGGAGCAAATCTTATTAAAGTCATTTGCAAACTTATCACAATATAATTCGCCATCAAGAATTGCATTAGGATAATCTTTAAAAAACAAATCTAAATTGTGACGAATATGAGGAGCAGAGATAATCTTCTTGCCGTTTCTGCTAAACATTCCATCTTTTGTTACAATACAACGAATACCATCAAGTTTAGGTTGGCTATAAACTGGATAAGCAATTTCGTGATCTTCATACTTTTGTGCAAGCATTGGCTCAAAGTATTGAACCTTGTTAATATCTTCAATCTTCTCAAAGTATCCCGACTCTAATTTCTTCTTGCGTTTTGCTTCTGCTTCTTTGATTGCTTGTTCTTCTGGAGTAGTAGCGTTTGCTCTGCCAGCATTTTTAATATCGCAATCGCTCCAATTATTTGTGATTTTTTCTCCATCAGTTTGTCCAGAGATTGTGCGGTATTGATTGCCCTTAACTTCAATAGTCCATTCTTGGACTTTGCCAGTTTTAGTCTTTTTATAAATTGTAGGTAACTTCATAACTCCAGTATATACTGGACTAGCAGATTCGTCAAATTTTGTTTTTTTTTGATTTACAAGGCTTTGCAATTTTGATTAAAGAAAAAGTTCCATCTTTATTATCGTGCCAATCAATCGTATCACCGATTTTCCAATCCATCTTCTTCATTAAAGAATCTGGCACTTCAATGTATTGGTATCCATCTTGCTCTTTGACTTCTAAAATATGAGGTTTTTTCTTCATTTTAAATCTGTAATAGGTTCTAGGTTGTCAAATAAACTTAATTTCCTTGCTCTTTCTTGAGGAGTATCATTCATTACTGATACTTCTTCTAAACCATATTTTCTTATTGCGTCATTGACTACTTGACCAGCATAATCTTCGTTTTCATAATAACCTAAAAACTTACCTTTTCCATTCAGCGTAATCCTTGTTTCCCATTTTTTTCTTTTAATAGACCAAAATACTCCTTTATGTCTTGATGTTAAACCACTTCTTTTATCTGTATTTCTACCATTCTCACTCTTAGTTAATTCTCTTAAATTTTCTATATTATTATTTTGAGAATTTCTGTCTTTATGATCTACTAGAGGTGGTAAATATCCGTGATGGTAATAGAAAAATAAACGATGGACTTTCAATTTTGTTCCGTTAAAATTTATTACATAATATATACTATCGTTTTTCTTACTACCACTTGAAAAAAATTTGCATTTTTCTCCAGAAGAAACTTTAAATATCTCTTGTTTTTCTAAATCTATAAATAAATCTTTATTCATTTCTTCGACTGAAGCCCACAGATTTTTTATGAGACAATCAATTTTATTTTTATTATTTTTCTTCATCTTGGTGTTAAAATCCTTATTAATTTTCTAATACCTTTCCATCGTAGCCAATCTAATAATCGTATAATACGACCTATTAAAGCATCTAGTTTCCATTCAATAACATTCATAGTCTTAACATAATAAATAAAATAAAAACTATAAACTGGACATTTCATTTTTCTTTCGTGATCGTCTATTTCTTTTTTGAGAGATTCTTCTGCTTCTATTCTTTGTTTAGATGAATTTTTTTCAACTGGCTCAATTAATTTTAATTCTTTTACTTCACCATTTACTATAACACATTTCCAATCTGGAAAGTAATCATAGCTTTGTTTGTTTTTTCCAGAAATATATGCACCAAAAGTAAATGAACCAGTATAATCACTTCTAAATACTTCTTCTCTACTATCTTCTACCAAAAGATTCTTATTAAAAAATTCGCCAAACTTATTGCCATCTTTTATATAGTCTGGATTATCTTCCCAATGAGTAGTTACTTTTACTTCGAATAATTGATCGTTACGAATGATATATGTATCTAGCGAATTATGTTCTAGCTCTTTAGTTTGAAATTCTTCTTTAATCCAATAAACATCTAAAGCCCTTAATTCATCATTAAGAGGCAACGCTTGATATACTTTAATGTAATTGAACATCCCCATAATTATATTATATATTTATTTGAAGTATTGTCAAATATTACCAATGATGAATTGCATTTATAATAAGCACAATATTAGCTATTGCACCTAAAATAACCACAAATAATTCATACAATTTATGCGTCATTTTTGATATGTCTTATTTAAAATCAAAAGAACCCCAAAAAAGGTTGCCATTTGATAATTTTGTTTTAATATATTAAATGTCATAAAGATTGACAAAAATAATTGCATTAATAAATTAAATGTTTTCATATTGGTTCTAACTCCGATATAGATAGATTATAACAATCTGCTTTGAACTTCCAACCAAAAGTAGATTTTTCATCAACCTTGCCTTTTTCACAAAATCGTGCTTCATTAAAATAGTCTGCTTTCTTTTTCTTTCCAAGAATCCACGCTTTAGAAAAATCCTCTAATACTCTTACAAAAAGATAATAGTCACAATTTTGTTTTGTATTAAAATCTGAAACGCTACAATCATATTCTTTTCTTGGTCTTGAGGTGCAACGCTTTGTTTTTACTTCGTAAGTAGTATTATCCTTCTTAACATCAAAATTATAATCATCTGGTTCTTCTGCATTTAAATATTCAGCAACAAGTAATTGCCCAATATAACCAGCAATATTTCCCGCACCTTCTGTAATAGAATTATTTAATTTGCCAAGTTTCTCTGCCCTTGACTTTGCTTCTGTTAAGATTTTATCTGATATTGGTAATTCAATCATAAATTTGCAAAGGATTGTTCTTTCATCTTTAGCTCGAAATCAACATCTATATTATCATATCCATAAGTATTTGGCAAGAACTTTGCATAGTCAGCGTGTTTTCTAGGATTCTTATGACCATCAATACTTTCGGAGTAATGAAATAATGGAGTATGATTGCCCCAAGTAATTCGGGCAAGATGAAATGCTTCTTCTTCTGTTAAATTATCTGGATGACATTTATGATGAAGATAATCAAAAGTAATAGGAATATTAGAAACTGAATGAAAATGTTTGATAAGTTTCTTGACTGACCAGCAAGTATCTTTATCATCATTCTCAATAACTAATCTAGACTTAACATCATCCGTAAGACGATTAAAGTTATTCATAAACTTTTTGATGATAGCATTTAAATCTCCTTTTGAATTATGTATGTGCATATTCATAGGAGAATCATAGTTAAGTGGACAACCAATTTGCGTCATAAACCAACCATAGTGATTTAATTCTTTGATTGTTTTATCTACTGCATTGTCGTTATCACTTGCAAGAACATTAAATTCAGAGGGATGACAAGAAACTCTTGCGTTCTTGGATTGAACTAGGTTCTTGATATTATTAAATTGATTTACTATTCTCTCATAGTCTGGCAAATCTTGTAATGATACATTAGCTTTGTCATAAGTAATAAGAGGAAATAGATCAGAAGAAATTCTATAAGTATGATTATGGTCGGCACAATATTTGATATATTGATATGTAACAATCATATTGTTAAGGATTCTAGAAGAAAGAGATGAAACAGCTTCTTTCCTAGACATAGAAGCGAAACGAGCATAAGTCATAGTATTGAACTTGATAGGGTTATCTTGTTCAGCAAGACTTAAAACAATACAACAAACTCCTTTTCGCATCATTCAAATATAATATATATTGTCAAACTTGTCAATTAAACTTTTTCAAAGAATCCAAAGCTATTTAACCTTGTTGTGCCGTGGAACTTATATTTGATAGTAAAACTTTCTGGTTCAATAATAGATAAGAATTTTCTACCTTCTTCTGTTTCATACAAATAATAATCTTGACCTATGATACATTCTATTCTCCACTCAAAACTATCAACAAAATTATTCCATTCGTGTAAGGAAACTAACGCATCATATTCTGCCTTAATTTCTTCTAAACGAGTTTCTATTTTTTTATTTAGATTTAAATGTCTAACTTGTTGTAGCTTATCAAGATCAGCAAGCTCAATCTTTGGAGCAGAGTATTCTGCTATGTATGAAGAACTTGCACGATTTTCTAAAACTCTTTTAGGATCTGTCATCTGTAAATATATGTAGATGAACGATGTTTGTTTTTTAATTCCTTTTTAATCAATGACTTATCTTTTTCATCTGACCAGTTTATACTATCATAGTTTTCTTTAAACCTATTAGAGAAACAATTTCTTGGCTTATCACCTTTTCCCGCCCCATTATTTGCACTTTTTTCGTTCATATATTTGGCAAAATCTCGTTAGCAAATACGACTATATTTGGCTAAATCTCGTTAGCAAATCAATAAAAATTATAATTTTTAGAATTTTGCTCCTTCCATATTCTATCTGCTTCTTTTTTTGTTAAATTATACATTCTTATTTCTTCTGAAGTAGCTTCTCTTTCTACTTTATTTAAATTTGTTTTTGAGAGTGTATGCCTTTTTAATTGATGATACTTAAAATGATAAAGGCCATTATTAGGGTTATTAACTAATTTTGTATATTCAACATACCTAAATGGCATATCTTCATCTCGAAGTTTATAAAGCGTGCCTCTTTTGAGTTCTATATTTGGCCGATTTTCGTTAGCAAATACAGCTTTATTTGGCGAAATCTCATTAGCAAATACGGCTAATTGTTGAATTTTATTTTTTGAAAGAACAACTTCATCGTCATAAGGCACATCTTTAGTAATTATTTGCCAAATCCATCTTAGCTTTTCACGCCAAGTTTTAGTTCTTGGTTTAAATCCCCTTTGATAAATGGAAATATATAATAGTCCATCTTCATTATGATAATTAAATTTAACGCCTTCTGAATAGCAATCACATTCAAGAAATAGTTCTTTGCTCATAAGACTATTATATTCAGTATATAAACTATGTCAAGTTTATATATTTGGGATTTTTTCGTTAGTAAATATTACTTTGTAAAATCACCAAGATCACGATCAAAAGAAAACTTACCAGTCTTTTCTACAAGACCTTGATAAGTTTCTTCTGTGCATCCAGCCATTTCAGTAAAGGGTGCTACTACTGCAAAAATTCCAAATGCACCAATCGTAGCTGCGGTTGAAATTGGACGAACAATTACAAGATCTCCAGCAGCCAAGAAACCATCTGCTACTGGAGTATTTTCACTTGATGTTCCCACATCAGCAAGACCAACTGAGGCAAATGCCATAGACAATAATAGAGCTTTAATTTTATTCATAATATATATTATAGGTTTTATTTTAAAAATGTCTAATAAATTTCGGGGCGAGTAGGATTCGAACCTACGAATGAATTTCTCCATCGGCAGTTTAGTAAACTGCTGTTTTCAACCACTCAACCATCGCCCCAATTATAATATTATATATCCAAGTCTTTGCCTTTTCTAGATTTAGGAATAAAATTAACTAATGCATCATCGCCATATACTTGAAAAGTTGAAAGTTTATAATCTTTTCTGTCTAGCATATTTTTTAATTCATTTACATATTTGCTACTTGTGTAGACGACTATCGTCTCATTATCATGTGGATCAATTCCATATTCATCGGCAAATTCAGAACAAATTGCTAATGCTTGATTTTTATTGCTCACTAATAGTTTACACTATTAAATGTCTGATTTGTTTCCAGAAAATACTATCTCGCAATACTCCGTATCGTTTATATAATTTTTTATCATATTTTTCATTTGTATGAAATCACTTGTGTTATATAAATTATTATTCAAAAAAAGTTTATACTTGTTTAGTTTTTGCAAGATATCGCATTTGTTAATAATAAGTTTTGTTACGCCAGAAATTCTAACTGCTTCTTTTAGTTTATTTAGATTTAACCAATTTACTAACCTTTTTCTACCAGTAGTTGAACCATACTCTTGACCAAGATCAATAATTCGATTAAGCTCATCGTCTTGCCATAAAGATTCTGGAAACAATGGATCGACTCCACTTTTTGTATCATAAATTTTTGCAACCCCGATTATTTCCCTAATCTTCTTCGGGCTGAAACCAAGAGAGCAAGCATTGTAAGGTAATGTTTCACTACTTGTAACATAAGGATAATCACCATAATTAATATCAAGCCAAAAACTTTGCGCCCCTTCACAAAGAATTTCTCCTTCAAGATTTCCATCCCAAAGATATTTCTTATCAATATAATCTCCTGCTAATTTTCCTACTCGTAACATTTTATCTGAATAAGCTGGAGCAATTCCTTGACCAGTTGTGCCAAGTTTAGGTTTTAAAAATTTAAGATCATATCTAATATGTCTTTCGGTGATAATATGAGCTTTGGGACTTACTTTAATTAATGATGTATCAAAACCTTCTTTTTTTAAATATTCTACTTCGTCAAAGAATTTATCAACATTGATAACGCAATTTGGGCCAATGACGCTAAGTTTATTTTGAAAAACTCCACAAGGAATAATATGAGTTTTATATTTTTTATCGTTGAGATAAACTGTATGACCTGCATTGGGACCACCATTCCAACGGCAAACAATGTCATAACTTTTAGATATTGCATTACTTATTTTCCCCTTGCCTTCATCTCCCCAAGCTAAACCAAAAATAATATCAACTGCTTTTAGCATTATCTTTGTCTTTATCTTTTAGATCATTAACATAATTTTCTAGATTCTCTTTAGCCTTTGTACAATAATCTTGTCCAGATGCACCACAGCACTTTTTAAATTTAACATTATTAAGTGGGCAATAAGAATTCCTTGAAATTTTAGGCAATACTCTTACTACTGGAGAAAAAAATGTTGCCCTTGCATAAGGGCTATTTGGTAATGTTATTCTTTTATCTTCTGTATTTTCTATATTTGGCGTATTTGCTATATTTTGTGCATTTTCTTCCATATATATTGATTATAATATATTATTGGTAAAAGTAAAGAAAAAAGATTGTGTAATTATATTATGTTTAAATATATACTAGGATTTTCAGCATTTGCACTAGCTTCTTGTGCAGCTTTTTTCTCTGTTAAAGGGATAGCTTTATTATTTGCAGCGAGTTTTTGGAGCGTAGCAGTTATGGCTGGCACAATGGAGTTAGCTAAACTTATTAGTGCAAGTTATCTATATCGCTATTGGAATAATACAAATAAAATTCTTAAAAAATATATGCTTGGTGCAACTTTACTTTTAATGTGCATAACAAGTCTTGGTATATTTGGATTTCTTTCAGACGCATTTCAAAGAAACTTTTCGCAATATAGTTTAAATCAAAATAAAATACAAGGTTTAAAATCTCAACAAACTTTTTATCTTTCTCAAATCGACTTTAATAAAAATAAATTAAAAGACTTAATTGAACTCCAAAAGACCTATCAAGCATCTTTAGATAGCGCAGTTAAACAAGATGTTACTACTACTAAAACTATAGAGGGTGGAATATTCAGTAGTGGTAAAACTGAAAAAGTAACTGACTCTAAGCTTGTACAAAGTAGAGAGAAGATTGTTACTGGATCTCAGCAAAATATCAATTCCTTATTTGAACAAATATCATTCGTAAATAAAGAGTTAGATGATTTAAGTAAAAAGAATACAGAGAATAATCAAACTATCTTACAACTTGAAAGTGATAACACTAAAGGCGAAATAGGAACATTTAAATTCGTAGCAGATGCTTTTGGATTAAAAATAGAAACAGCAGTAAGAATATTTATTATATTAATTGTTATTGTTTTTGATCCACTAGCAGTATGTTTAGTTATAGCCTATAATTCACTTGCAAAGAATAACAAAACAGAAAGCAATTCTGAACCAATCGTAGTTGAAAAGGTTGTAGAAAAAATTGTAGAGAAACCAGTTGAGGTTATAAAAACTGTTTTTGAAAACTTTAAAAGAGGAACTAAAAAAGTTCATAATCCTAGATTAGCTGATCCAAATTTACCAGAAAATAATTGATTACTTCTTCTTGATATAATAGTCATTATTATTTTTAGAAATCTTTGAGATATATTTTTTAGCTTTTTCGTGGCCATCTTTATTTAATGGAAAAACTCCATATAAGAAATTATCATTCTTTGAGTAAATGCCATAATATTTATTTTTATTTTTCATTAAAGTAATCCTCAATCAATCCTCTTAAAAGTCTCAAATGATGGACTTGCCAAGTTTCACCATCCATTTTTTTACCATTATCAATTAAATCTTGAAATAAAGCTGCTTCAATAATTTGATTTAGTAAATGAATGATCTGTTTCTTCTTTTCTTCGTTCATAATATATTATACTCAAATATTGATCTTTTTTAAAGAAACTTTATGAAAATCAAATATTTCATGTGCCAAATTATCTCTATCATATTCTTCAACATATAAAACCTTTTTAATTCCATGAGATATAACATTAATTGCACAGCTCGGACAAGGTAATAATGTGCAAGCTAAAATATATGGTTCTTCGTATCTAGAAATACAAGCTAGAGCATTTGTCTCTGCATGAATAACATATTTCCTTCTTTCGTCTCTATTTTCCCAAAAATCTACTGATACTCCTTGTTTTGGAAGTAATCCATTATAACCAATACTTAATAGTCTACCCTCTTTATTTAAAATAGAACAACCAACTTTTTTATGTGGATCTTCTGATCTTAAAGAAGCATCTAGCGCAAATTTAACTGCCATATCTTCAAATGAAATCCTCATATATAGTTTAGCTTTATTTCTTTTTTCTTTATTGTAACAAAAGAAGATTTAGCCTCACAAAAACTACCAAGATTTATATATCTTTCATCCTGATTAGGCATATGAGTATGACCACAAATAACCTTATCATAGCCATTCAATTCAATATATTTTAAAGCATTCTTTTTAACATCTCCACTTTTCTCTACAAAATCATTAGTTTTAGCCTTAAAGAATCTGAAAAAATTATCTGCATATGGTGTGAATTTTCGCACTAAATAATAACATTTAATTATAAAATTAGTGATACCTTTATATTTTGTAAAATAAATATCAAAAATATCTCCATGAACAATTAAAATTCTTTCATTATTATATTCTATAACATGTTCATTTGCACAATAGAATCCAAGCAGTATACTCATAAACTCTGCTTTTAAAAAACAATGATTACCAATTAGGTAAATTATCTTATGTTTCTTTGAGAGTTTTCTTAATTTAGAAAGAACCTTCCAATGACTTCCTTTTAGTCTATGTAGATTGTGGTGATCAAAAAGATCTCCAGCAATAATTATATTTTTCGCTTTATACTTTTTTAAAACTTTGAGCAGATCTTCTGATTTGCAATCTTTGTCTCCAAGATGAATATCAGATATTATCAAATAATCATACATATCATTTCGTCAAATAATCCATCTTCCTTTGAAGTCTAAAATTCTCTTGCTCTTTTGCCCCAATTACAGCTTGAATCCTAGATCTTTGAATAGATTCACTTGGCTTCATTATGCTTAAAGTGCTTTTTTGGTTCTCTAGCATTTTAACCATTTGAAAGTTGGAATTGTATTGAGTTTTTAAGATATGATAATCCATACCTTTTTCCAAACAGCTTTGTGCGTTTGATTTTTGTACAGACCAAAGTATAACTAAAATAATAATTGCATATTTAATAATATCGTATAGTTTAATTTCTTTATTTTCCATGAGCTACTCCTTCGTACATTGCATTAGATGTTACTTGAACAGCTTTGATTGTATCAAGCCATAATCCTCCTCGCATATCTTGCAAGGATCTAAAGCCTAAATAACTCATCGCACTTCTAAGTCCATTAATAAAATCATATACAACATCTTCAATTGTAACACTTTGATTGATTGGAATCAAGGTATTATCTCCTTCAACGAAAAGATTTTTCTTTGTTCCATCATGAAGCTCATAATCTTCTACTACATCCTTGCTTGCCATTCCTCTGTATTTGGCAAATAATTTTCCATCTTTCTCAATAAGATTTTCATCATCCACTACATCGAGAAGTCCAGCGAATATTCTTCCACAAATTACAGCATCACAACCACTAGCGATAGCTTTAACAAGATCTTTTGGATAACGAATACCTCCATCAGCAAGAATACTTGGACGATTTTCTGGATTTGGTTTGTCTTGTTTAAATAAATCTACTTGAGATAGTTCCCAATTTCTTACAGCTTTCCATGCATAAAAATTACCAGTTAAACTTGGACACCAAATTCCAGTTTTAACTTGAGTAAGGCACATTGATCCCGGCCCAATAAGATGCCTAAATCCATCTGCTTTAAGATTAGCTAATCTATAAACGCTTTCTTTTGTCAATGTATTTCCAACGATTACATCTTGAGAAAATCCAGATGTCTTATACCATCTAAGAAAATCTTCTACATTCTTCGCTAAACCATTTGCAGTATCTAAAAAGTAAATATCCGTATAAGTGCTTGTAGCCCTAATTCTTTCTTCTGCATCTCTTAATCCAATTGCTGTTACGCAAAGATTACTTTCATCTTTAATAAATTTGGCTTTACTTCTTTGATCTTCTACTGACATAAAGCGATGAAGAACTCCAGCGCCACCAAGTTTATTTAATTTAATGCATGATTTCACAGATGATACTGTGTCCATTGGAGACAATATAATTGGAAGTTTGATTTGGAAATGTCTTGAAATTTTCGTAGTTGTATCTACTTCTTTTCTTGAGTTGATATCAGAGAAATTAGGTAGTAAAGATATATCATCGTAACTTAAAGCAGTTTTAAACATATCCTAATATTAAATGACTTATATATACTTGTCAATTAAAATTGTTTTAGAATTTCTTGCGTATTATCTTTATAGAAAACAAGTATATCTGAATCAGTTAATCTTTTAATTTCTTGAGCAGTATCTGTATTTAAATTCAATACTTTATCATTGTATATATCTATTGAAGCTTTTACTCTTTGATTTCTACTGCAACCACAGCCACCTAAACTACCATTGTAATAATCAATAATAACTACTAAATCATGCAATTTTTCATTAGCTATATTTTTATGTACAAAATCAACAAATTCTTTAATTGTTTTAAATTCAGTTGTTTTCATATTTAGATAAAACTATACTTAAAATCATATATTCCATAATAGATATTATATACAGTAATCCGATATAATGTAATGGAAATTCAAACAATAATATTAAAAATAAATTAAACCAAAAATTTAAGCATAATGGGCAACTTATGAGTTTAAAAAAGAAACTATTCTTAAAACCAAGAAATTCAGAGAAATTTAACTGAGTGACCTTAATAAAAGCTTCATATTCTTGTATTAACTTTGATTTATTTAAATTAAATAATTTAGCGTATTCATAAAAGAAATTAGTCTTAAACCATATAAATAGTCCAAAAGCTGATAATGAGCCCGCTAGTATTAAATCCATAATAATATTATATATTATAATAAAAATCTTGACAAATATATTTATGTATGGTAATCTGAGACCTATGATTATAGGTATAACGGGTGTAGCTAGGTGTGGTAAAGACACATTTTATGCTATTTTGAAAAAATACCTAGAAGAAAGACAAATTAAATCTCAAAGATTAGCTTTTGCTGATGATTTAAAAAAAGAACTTAATGATTTTACTAAAGAAAATTTTAAAATTGATTTATTTAAATGTGAAGGTCAAGAAAAAGAATTAGTAAGACCTTTAATGGTAGCTTATGGAAAATGCAGAAGAGTTCAAACTGAAGGTAAGTATTGGACTTCCTTACTAGATGATAAAGTAGAAAAACTTAAACAAGAAAATATTGTACCGATTATAACTGATGTGAGATATATAGAATATAAAGAAGATGAATATTCATGGATTAAATCTCATAATGGCATTTTGATTCACTTGTCTAGAAAACTTGACGATGGTAGCTTAGTACCTCCAGCTAATATAGAAGAAAAATCTAACGACAATAAATTAAAAGCTGTCGCTGATTTTGCTATATGTTGGGAAACTTGTCAAGATACAAACTTTTTATACGAGTTGATTCAAAAGAATTTAAGGAATATATATGACAGACTTACAGTTAATTCAAAAGATTAAGAAAAATAATTGCGAACAAAGTTTATTAGAACTTTACTCAAGGCATCAAGGTATTTGCAATAAAATGTTACAAAAATATTGCAAGGTCTGTTATGATATTGGAGTATCTTTAGAAGACCTCAATTCTGAAAAAATTTATGTAGTATATAGATCCGCTTTAACTTTTAAAAGTAACAAAAAGATTAAATTCTCTACTTGGTTGGGTAATCAAATGAGATATCATTGTTTAAATACATTTAATAAACAAAGCAAAGATGTATCTATGGAAAATGAAAATATTAAATATATTACCGAAAATAATCAATCTAAGCAAATTGACAACGCTTTGCTAAATAAAGAAAAAGTAGATTTAATATTCAATATCCTTGATCAAATGGCTGATTCTAGGGTAAAGGAGATATTTAATTTAAGATATTTCTCTGATAGGAAAATCCAACCTTGGAATAAGATTGGCAAGAAAATGCATATTAGCACTCAAACAGTCATTAATATTCATAATAAAGCCTTATCTTTCCTTAATAAAAAAATATGTAGTGATATTTCGTTTGACAAAATATAATAATTAATCTATAATATTTCTATGAGTACAAATACAAACACAAATAAAAACCAAAATGAACTTGGCGCACTTTGGAAAAAGAAAAGTAAAACAGGAATGTCTTTCCTATCTGGTTATATCAATGATCATGATGGACAAAGAATTGATGTTGTAGTTTTCGCTAATAGCAAAAAGTCAAATGAGAAGGCTCCAGATTATAGACTCTATGTTTCTAAACCTCTAGAATCTAAGACTTCAGCCCCGACTCAAGCTAAAGCTCCAGTTAAGCCAGTTCAAAAGAGTAAACCAGTAGTAGAAGAGGTCGAAGACGATATTCTATGAGTTTCACTCTAAACTTGCCTGTAAACTCTGTTAGTTTTGGACAAGTTTCAACTCTTCTCTTAAGAGAGTTGTATAAAAAAAATTTAAACGATTTTACCCTTTATCCGATTGGCGATAGATATGATTTATCTACTCAAGAATCGGATGAAGGTTTTTTAAATTTCCTTCAAGCTCGTACAGCAGATTTTGTTTCTAAAATAAAAAGAACTGATCCATGTTTCAAATTATGGCATTTAAATGGGTCATTGGATGCCCCATCAAATAAGAGATATCTTCTTTCGTTTTATGAATTAGATAATCCTACTAAAGAAGAAATTAATATCGTTAAAAATCAAGACAAGGTTTTCTTTTCTTCTAATTATACAGTAGATACATTTAAGATGTTCGGCTGCTCTAATGTTGAATTTTTACCATTAGCATTTGATAAATACAATTTTAAAAGATTAGAAAAGAAATATTTCTCTGATGATCGTATAGTTTTTAATCTTGTTGGTAAGCTAGAGAAAAGAAAGAATCACAAGAAAGTAATTCAATCGTGGGTTAAGAAATTCGGCAATGATCCTAGATATCATCTTCAATGTTCTATTTTTAATCCATTTCTAAAAGAAGAAGATAATAAAACTCTTTTCGCTTCTATCTTGGAAGGTAAAGACTATTTTAATATTTCGTTTATGGGTCATATGCCTAAAAATGCTATGTATAATGATTATCTTAATAGTGCAGATATTATTATTGGAATGAGTGGTGGAGAAGGTTGGGGATTGCCAGAGTTTCATTCTGTTGCTATTGGAAAACATGCTATTATTTTAAATGCTCATTCATATAAGGAATGGGCAAATAAAGATAATTCAATTCTAATTGAACCTTCTTCAAAGATTGATGCAGTAGATAATATGTTTTTCCATAAAGGTCAACCATTTAATCAGGGCAATATTTTTATCTTTAATGATGATGAATTTATTGCTGGCTGTGAAAAAGCAATTGAAAGAGTTAAATCTAATAAAGTAAATTCTGAAGGATTAAAGCTTCAAGACAAATTTACTTCCGAAAAATTTGCAGATAATGTTTTAAGTATTATCAATAGTTAATATGCCAATTTATTTATATCAAAATCCTAAAACTGGTAAAGTAAAAGAAATTATACAAAGCGTACATGATAATCATGAATATTCTGAAGATGGAGTTCTATGGGATAGAATTTTTACTGCTCCAGAAGTTAATACTCATGATAAACTGCATGCTGAATCTACTGCAAGACAATTTTCCGAATTAACTGGTAAACAAAAAGGGACAATGGGTGATCTTTGGGATAGAAGTCAAGAGCTTTCTGATAAAAGAAAAAAACTTTATGGTGGAGAAGATCCAGTAAAAAAGCAATACTATAAAGATTGGTCTAAAAAACGTAAAGGTAAAGTACACCCAAAAGCTGGTTCTGAATAAATTGTTAGTAACTTTCTGGTTTTTTCTTTCCAGAAGACCAAAATCAATGTAATATAAGATTCACACTAGTTACATTGAACTATGAATATTAAAATTAAAAAAAGAAATGGATCATCCGAAAAATTTAATATAGAAAAAATAAATAAAGTAATCGAATGGGCAGTTAATGATTTGAGTGATGTAAGTCTTACGGATGTTGAGATTAATGCTAAAATAAATATTCATGAAGGTATTACTACTAAAGAGATTCATAATCTTTTGATTGAAAGTGCTGCGAATTTAATTTCTGTTGAAAAACCAAATTATCAATTTGTCGCTGGAAGATTATTGAATTATCAATTAAGAAAAGATGTTTGGAAAGGCAAGCATGCTCCAAGACTATCAGAATTCTTAAACCAAGGAATCAAAAATAAAATTTATGATCCTTCTATTTTAGAAAGTTACTCTGAAGATGAGATAAATAAACTTGGTGAATTTATTGATCATGAAAGAGATTATAATTTTACATATGCTGGCATTAAACAATTGTGTGATAAGTATCTAATTAAAGACAGAATTAGCGGAAAAATTTATGAAACTCCACAATTCGCTTATATACTAATTGCTGCATATGCTTTCATCAAATATCCAGCAGAAACAAGATTGTCTTATGTAAGAAAATTTTATGATGCTATCAGTAAACATAAGATCAATTTGCCAACTCCAGTAATGGCAGGAGTTAGAACTTCTAGCAGAAATTACGCTAGTTGCTGTTTGATTGGTGTTGATGATACAAAAAATAGTATTACAGCTAGTGCTACTGCTGTCAGTATGGCTACTGCTAATAGATGTGGAATTGGTATTGATGTAAGCAAAATTAGAGCTATTGGTTCTCCTATTAAGAATGGAGAAGTTGTTCATACTGGTTTAATTCCATTTTTAAAAATTTATGAAAGTAGCGTAAAAGCTTGGCAACAAAATGGACTACGAGGTGGAAGTGCTACTTGTAATATTCAATGGTGGCATTATGAAATTGAAGATGTCGTTGTATTAAAAAATAACGCTGGAACAGATGACAATCGAGTTCGCAAACTTGACTATACAGTTGGTATGAGTAAATTATTTTATGATAGAGTTCTAAAAGATGAAGATATCACTCTGTTCAATAATTCTGAAGTTCCAGAACTTTTTGAAGCTTGGGGAACAAAAGATTTTGATAAAGTATATAAAGAATGTGAATCTAAGAAATTAAAACTTAAAAAGAAAATATCTGCCCGTAAATTATTTTCTCTTATAGTTAAAGAAAGAGTCGAGACTGGCCGTATTTATATTTTAAATGTAGATCATGCTAATGATCACGGAGCTTGGTCTGATAAAGTTACAATGAGTAATCTTTGTACTGAAGTTATTCATCCTACTATTCCATTAAATGATTATCACGATAAAAATGGTGAAATTGGAATGTGTATTCTTTCGGCAGTAAATATGCTAGAAATAAAAAACTGGCAAGATCTTGAAAAGACTTGCGATCTTATCGTAAGATTTCTTGATGAAATCATTGAACTTCAAGATTACTTTAATATTGCTGCTGAAAATTTTGCTAAAAAACGTAGAAGCCTTGGAATTGGAATTACCAATCTCGCAGCTTTTCTTGCTAAAAATGAATTAAAATATTCATCAGACAAATCGTTGAATGTATTAGATGAATGGATGGAACATTTTCAATACTATCTTTTAGAGAGTAGTGTTCAGTTAGCTAAAGAAAAAAATAAATGCGAAAAATTTAATCACACTAAATATTCTAAAGGTATTCTTCCTATTGATACGTATAAAGATAAGATTGATGAAATTGTTAAAAGAAAACTATCTCTTGATTGGGATAAGTTAAGAAAAGATATTAAAGAATTCGGATTAAGACATTCCACATTATCTTCTTGTATGCCTTGTGAAAGCAGTTCTGTAATTCAATCTTCAACAAATGGAGTTGAACCAATTCGTAGTCTTATTACTTATAAAACTAGCAAAATGGGCAAACTCCCAGTATTAGTTCCCGGAATTGGAAAATATGATGATAATTATGAACTAGCTTATGATCTTAAAGATAATACTGGTTTATTAAAAATTAATGCAGTTATTCAAAAATACATTGACATGGCTATATCAACTAATGTATACTACAACTATAGTCATTACGAAAACAATGTATTACCAGATGCTAAAGTCATGAAAGAATTAATGTATGCATATAGCCTTGGCCTAATCAGCTTGTATTATAACAATACTGATGACGGAGATAAAGAGCAATCACTTAATCAAAAAGAAGATAGAGATTGTTCAAGTGGAGCGTGTAAACTATAGTCCATGAAAACAGTTTTAAATTTCAAAAATGTAGATACTACTAAACAACCATTATTTCTTGGCGAAGATCTTAATCTTCAAAGATATGATCGTTTTAAATATCCAGTATTTTTTGAATTATTTAAAAAGCAAAACGAAAACTTCTGGTGGCCACATGAAATAGCATTAGGAAAAGACAGAAGTGACTATAAAAATTTAACTGACACAGAAAGATTTGTATTTGATAGCAATTTAAGATTCCAAACTCTTGGAGATAGTATGCTTTCTCGTAGTATTCATTCTCTTAAGGATTATGTAAGTAATCCAGAGCTTGAGATTTGTATGAATACTTGGGCACAATTTGAAGGTATTCATAGTTATAGTTATTCTTATCTTTTGAATAATGTTTATCCAGATGCTACTAAATTCTTTGATAGTATTATGGAAGATAAAGAAATTACAAGTCGCGCCGAATTGATTAGGAATAATTTTGATAAAATTCTTGGAGATGACGAAAAGAAAGATCCTAAACAAAAGATTTTTGATGCTATTCTTTCTATTAATGTAATGGAAGGTCTTGTATTTTATGTTTCTTTCGCTTGCTCTTTCTATTTTGGATATCGTGGAAAGATGGAAGGCAATTCTAAGATTATCAAATTTATTCAAAGAGATGAAGCTCTTCATTTTGCAGTAAGTCAAAACTTACTTAAGATTTTAAAAGAAGAAGACAAAGAAGGCTTTACTAGCATCGTTAAGAAAAGCGAAGATAAAATTTATGCTTTCTATGAGCAAGCTGCAAAAAATGAAAGTGAATGGTCTAAATATCTATTCAGTAAAGGTAATCTACTAGGATTAAATCCAGAGGTTCTTGATGGATATTCTAAATGGTTATGCGATAATAGATTAAGAAGCATTGGCTATAAGAAGATTTTTAATCAAAAAGATAATCCTATTGGTGGTTGGCTTGATAGTTACTTGGATAGTAGTAAAGTTCAAGTGGCTCCTCAAGAAACAGAGATATCCAGTTATAAAGTCGGAGCAAGAAAAACTGATATATCTGATGATGATTTTGGTGATTTAAAGCTGTAATAATTATATATTAATGTGTAATTATCTATGTGAATTTAGATATTACACTATTATTTAATTTGATTTTAGGAGCGCTATCCTTTCTTGGAGGATGGTTATTTACTAGAGTATTCTCACTTTTCGATAAACAAGAGAATCTTATGAAAGAAATTAACGACAAAACTTTTAGTGATTTTATAACTTTAAGAAAAGAAATGGAATTTGAGAGCAGAAAACATCAACAAGAAATTTCAGATTTAGCATTAAAAATTTCAACTACTTATGTAACTAAAGAATCTTTTGATGATTACTTTGATAGAATAGAAGCTAAATTAGATCGTAACTTTGATATAATACAGAATCATTTAAATAAAAAACAATAAGAACTAATTATAGTATTGTATTCTTATTATTATAACTTTTCTTTGATATCCAAAAGGGCTTTACCTCCAGATGTAATATATCTGAAGCTAAGTATTATCAATCCAACTTTTCTTTTGACTCCAAATTTTACTGCGATCTCAGCAGTAAACGGGCCATCGCACTTACGGATCAGAGGTAGCTTCGATCACTACATTCTGCGATGCCTATAGCTACATTCCCTTCTTTAGCCATATAATGTACAAATGAAGGTTTTAATAGTCGTCAGCCCTTGGGACGTTGCTATCTCAAGGATTGATAGTTGATTTTTTGACATCAACAAACTGCTCTAATTGGGAACTATGTTAACTTATATTATACTAAATTTAAATTTTTGTCAATTTTTTTAAATATTTAATTTAACTATACAATAACCATTTTCATCTTTTTTACTTAAAAATTTACCGACTACAATTGCTCCATCCGTTCCTATTTTTCCACCATTTCCAACATAAGCTGTTGCTCCGATTGAAGGATTGCCACCTCCACCAGTTTTATTTCCAGTATCTATATCATTTATCAAAATAATTCCTTTTGTTAAAATTGGTGCTGCTTGAGTATTTGGAAGTACAATATTCTTTTCTGCGGCTTTTTGTGGATCATATATTAATTTTTCACCATTTTCATCTAGTTCTTGTACGCTATATAATAAAATGCCTATTGGAGCAGGAATATCGTTCCAATTAACGACAGGAGAAACTTGACCAACGACATTAAATAAATCACTTAAAGCATATTGATATCTTTTTCCTACTCCAGTAGAACTTAATTTTAATGGTCCAGCGGTAGAACTATCTGTTCCATCATTATCTCTTGGAGAAGTGACGGGTTTGACTAATGTGCCTTTAGATGCTACAACTGTGCAACTATATAAATTAATTACATCATGCTCATCATAATCCCTAAAAGGTAATAAGTTTGGCATATATTTATATTACACAAATTAAAAAAATAGTGTAATAAAAAATAGTTCTTTTAAATAAAAAATGGTCATTTTGGGTGAATTCGGTGGAAGTCTTACCATTGACGATGAAGATTATACCGAGCCAAGATCGCTGGGAAAGATAGGCGATAAGGTGTAACGACTAGACGATTGAGTACCAACAATAATATTGTCCAAGAGCGCCCGAACTTTTATAAATAAAAGAAGATATAGTCTGAACTTTATAGAAATATAAAGATATCAAATATAAACAATTTGATGATAACAAAATGGTTTAAATTTTGTCTCGAGTAAAGTCGACACGTAAGTTGGCTTCGGTGATGAAATCATAAGGCTAAAATATGTCAATTTCAAAAGAAGATTTAATTAAATTAGGTTTTGGGGGCAGTTTAAATTTAAACTCTGAATCACAATTTATTGATGATGATAAAATAACTCATAAATCTTTACAAAATGTTACATTAGATATTATTAATGCAGGAACTTTAAGAGATCCACAACCCCAACTTATTCTAAAAAA